GTACGAGAAGAAACTCGGCGCCGACCGCTTCAAGCAGCTCGAACCGCTGATTCAGGCTCGCCTTGCCCAGAGCAAAGGCGCGCATCCTTCCGCGTGGGGACCGATCTTCCGTGCTGCTGTCGAGACGGAGTTGGCCAAGATCCCGAAGCCTGCCACTGTGCAGCCGGGGCTCCGAACCAGCTCGACCGCCCCGACCAAGCCCGTGTTCAAGTCCGAACGCGAGCGCGTCATCCACGAATTCACCGCCTGACTCTCTGAGGAACCATGCCCACTCCCGTCACTCCCCGTCTGATCCGTGAACTCGGCTACGCCGTCACCACGGACGTCATGAACCGCAAGGAAGCCATCGTCATCGACCGCAAGGCGATGCCGCTGCTCGAACTCACCTGGGGCAAGCGCAAGACCGACGCTGGCCAGGCCGGGTCGAAGACCCGCGTCAACCTCAAGGTGGCCGGCGACAGCCAGCTGCAGGGTTGGAACGGTCGCGACGTCCTGGGCTTCCAGGGCAACGAGATCGACCTGACCATGGAGTTCGAGTTCTACAACGTCCACCAGGGCCTCGAATTCCTGCACACCGACCTGCTCGACATGGGCTACACGGTGATGTATAACGAGCCCCGCTCGAAGAACTTCGCGAAGAAGTCGGGCCCGGACGAGATCAACCGCCTCGCCAACCTGTTCGAGGAGAAGGTCGAGACGCACTTCGACAACTTCAAGGTCCTCATGGACCGCGTGATGCACTACTCGACTGACCCCATGCTGCCCCCGGGCCTGGACCAGATCATCAGCGTCACCCCGACCGTCGGCACCATCGGCGGCAAGGACCGCGCGGCCAACCCGCTGCTCCAGAACATCGGCGGCACCCTGCAGGGCATCAATCTGAACACCCTGTCGGCGGCGGCCTCGGGCAACCTGTACCGCGGCCTGACCGTGGCTCTGCGCCAGGCGAACATCTACGGGCGTGGCCGTAGCTCGCGGGTCAACCGGCTGCTGTGCGGCTCGAAGTTCCTCGACGCCTACGCCCTGTGGCGCCAGCGCAACAACTTCACCGTCAACGCCAATGCTTCGAGCATCGGCTCGGTGGACATCTCGATCGGCGACACCGAGATGAAGTTCGCGGGCATGCAGCTGGAGTTCGACCCGACGCTCGACTACCTGGAGCAGATCGGCACCCCGAACAACGGCGTCCCGTTCGACTGCCGCTGCTACGGTCTGGCTGACAAGACCATCGAGGTCCGCTGCCCGCCCAAGATGGACATGCAGGTGTCCTTCCCGACCGATCCGCCCGACCAGCGCTTCACCCGCATGTCGACCGACTCGCGTCTGGCCCTGGTCAACACCCTGCCGAACGCGAACTTTGTCACCGCGGTCGACCCGGCGACGATCTGACCAAGCGCAGGGCTGCGCTCCCAGCCCTGCCGCCGCTTAAAAATCTCGTCTCCTACTCCGAGGTTCCTGGCCACCCATCTAGCATTGTGCTGGATGGGTGTGGTTTTATACTGGGGCATGCGCCGACCATGGACCGCCCAGGATCTAGAACAATTGACGGCTCTCTACGGGGCGGGGGCTCGCCCGCGAGATATCGCAGACCGACTCGGTAGATCACTGGCTGCGGTGAAGACCCGGGCGTCCGAGTACCGCATAACCCAACAGGAGGCGCGGTGGTCCGCTGCGGACGACCTCGTCGTGCAACGGCTCTGTCACCTGCCATGGAAGCACGCGGCGAAAGAGCTGGGTCGGTCCTCGAATGCCGTTCATGCCCGAGCCAAGATCCTTGGTATCGCGCGGCGGCGGTCCTGCCGACTGTGTGGGAGCCCGTCGTTCCATGGCGGACTATGCCGGTCCTGCCATGACCGACAGACTCTAGGGGGTAGATTTGCCAGAAGCAAAGCCGTGACGTCCGGAGGGGTAACGGTCGCCTACCTAGAGAAACTGTTCAAGGACCAAGAGGGCCGATGCGCGTATACTGGATTCCGCATGGAGCTGGTGCTCGGGGACTACTGCGTGAGCACTGATCGGATCGACTCGTCAATCCCGTATCGACCTGGCAATGTAGTCCTGTGTTGTCTGTACGCCAATATCATGAAAAACGACAGGTCTTCCGAGGTATTTCGACGTTGGTGCCGAGCAGTGGCCTCCCATCGCTGACGCTTGTGCAAGGGGTCGTGGTTTGTTAGGCTGGCTGCCACGTAGGAACCACCATGACCCACATCAAGACCAACGCGTACCAGATCCCCCGCACCACCAGCCAGCTGATCGTTACCCCCGCGTACGAGAAGCCGCTCCTGCAGCTCCGGTACAACACCGGGCAGGCGGATCGCGCGAAGTGGGTGCAGGAACTCGCCCAGTTCCCCGCCGGGATCCCCGAGTCCGCCAAGGTGGTCGAGAAGGACATGGAGGGGGAGATGCAGCGGCTGGCCGCCCAGTACGGGGTCGAGACGTTCCGCAAGGCCTACCCGACCGACGAGATGTTCGAGCGTGCCTTCCAGTCCTGCGAGTCGATCGCCCTGCCGCAGACGGCCAACATGGTCCCGGACATGGACTCCACCCCCGAGAGCCTGGTCGAGGAGTTCGTCGAGCTGCGCGTCCCAACCCTCGATGTCGGCAAGGCGGCCAAGCTGGTCAAGGCGGGCCTCCAGGTCGATACCATCGCGATGTCAGATGTTCGTTCCGTGGCATCCCTCACCGGGCTGCCCTCCAATCTCATCCGGTCCACCATCGAGGCTGCGAAGGCGCGTCCCGCGCCATCCGTGCCCCGCGGAGCGCCAAGTGCGCCGAGTGAGCTGCGCGCCACGGTGGAGGCGCCGGCCTCCTGACGGGGACCGATGACCGCTCCACTTCTCCCGACCCTCGGCGATGTCCGGACCGCAACGCTCGCGCGCTGCGGTTTTGCCACGTCGGGCAACGCCCAGCGCAACATCCGCGACATCATCGACGAGCGCATCCGGAGCGCCCAGCTGCAGCTCTACGAGCTGTATCCGTGGCTCATCAACTTCGTCGACGGCGAGATCGAGCTGTTCGCCGACGAGGCCGACTACGCAGTTCCGGACGACACGGAGCCCGGCCAGATCGAGTACATCGGCGTGCACCACATCCAGTCGGGCGAGGTTGAACAGCTCGACCCCGGCATCCGGCTCGGCGAGGACAACTCGCTGGTGCAGGGCACGCCCCTCCGCTACCAGTTCATCAACACGATCATCCGCATCGCCCCGTTCCCGGACGTCACCCGGTACGACAAGCTGGTGCTCCAGTACCACCAAGTCCCGAACAGCTTCGTCGATGACACTCAGCGCGCCGTCGTCGATGGCGAGGCTCTGCGGATGTTCTCCGAGATCCTGGCCAAAGAGCACTTCAACCCGCAGGAGCCCCAGACGGTTCTGCGGCAGGACCTGGAGCGGTTCGCGCGCCGCAAGCAGGTCCGCCAGGGGGATGGTGACAGCTTTCTCATGGGCGGGGCCCGTTCGATCCGTGGCCGCCCGCAGCGCCGGAACCGCTTCAATGACAGCGCGGCCCGCATGACGGGCGACTCGTGGAGGCCGTGGTGAAGGCAGCGATCGGCAAGTTCCGTGGGCTCGATGTCCGCCGCCTTCGTGAGGCGAGTGACCCGCGCACCGCGCGCGTGGCCCGCAACGTCGACCTGACGGTCGGTGGCGAGTTCGAGGCCCGCGACGGGTTCGAGCCGCTGATGCCACTGAACGCCCAGTCGCGCGGGCTCTACTCCATGGGCGGGACGCTGCGCTGCATCGCCCCAGGCGGCCAGGGCATCCCGCTCGACGCCGTCGGTCCCGTGCGCGTGAAGTACGACCACCTCGGCAGCGAGTCGTCGTCCTACACGTCGGTCATGGTGGCGATGACCAACACCTCGACCGTGACCCTGCTCGGCGCTGCGTGGCCGACGGGATCGACCGGTGCGACCCTGACGGTCGATGGCGACACCTTCACCATCGGCACCGTCACAGGCCAGGACGCCGCGATCAACGCCCCGTTCACGGGGATCCCGGGGCTCTACACCTTCACGCTCACGGGGTCGGCCACGCTGTCGTCCCGAACGGTGTCGATCACCACCGGGACTGACCGCGCGATCCTCACCAACGGAACCTGGCCAGCCCTCGATCCGTCGACCACCCTGACGATCTCCTCCGCGCAGTTCTCCTCCCGTGTCGTGGCTCGCGTGTCTGCTACTGAGCTGCAGCTCGCCGAGGTTCTACTCAGCCCAACGCTGACCGACCGGGACTTCCTGCTCTCGAATGTCGCCGAGGACTACCCGCTCGATACGCTTACCAAGATCACGGCGGTCGAGTCCGTCGGCGCGAGCGCCAGTTTCGGTGTCTACCCCTACCTCTGCGTCGAGCGCTGGCTCGATGCGTCGAACCGCGCGCTCGGCGTGGTCTATGAGCACCACTGGATCCGCTCGGACCCGGTCGACGGCAACTCGCCGGTCCTGACCAAGGTGACCCTGCCGTTCTCGCCCGGGTCGTCGATGGTCCAGGCATCGGGCAAGGTCTGGGCGGACGACGACGTCAACGGCGTGGTGCGCTACTGCTCGACGCTGGCCGGGCCCTACGACTGGATCACCCCCGAAGACGCAGGCTACATCCCGGTCATCACGCACACCAGCGGCGACCGCCGGATCCGGGCGCTTGGCATCTACGACTCGAAGCTGGCTGTCATCTTTTCCGACGCGGTCCAACTCTGGGCGACTGATCCGCAGCCCACGAACATCACCCTTGTTCGCGTCCTCGACGGCCCTGGGACATCGTACCAGCGGTCGGTCGCCAACGTGCTCGGCGATCTGTTCTACCTGACGCGCGGTGGGTTCCGCAGTCTGCACACGGCGGAGGTGTCGGGCCAGGTCCGCGAGCAGGATGACATCGGGACTCCGATCGACGATCTGGTCCGCGATCTGCGCGGGCAGGAGGTCACCGCGGCGATCTGGTCGCAGAAGCGCGGCCAGTACCTGTGTGCCGTGGGGCCGACGATCTACGCGTTCCGCTATAACCCGCAGTCGAAGATCATGGGCTGGACCACCTGGGACTTCGGCGAGGACGTCGAGGCCATGGTCGAGCAGGACGGGGTTCTCTACCTCCGCTCGAACAACGTGCTGTACCGGATGAACGCGGACTACCGCGACGGAGACGTCTACGAGGTCACGCTCAACGACTTCACGGGCAAGGACCCCAGCACGCGCAAGCGGCTCGACTTCATCGAAGTGCTCCAGCGCGGCGAGACGACCGTTCGGGCCTACACGGAGGCCGAGAACGACGCCTTCTACACCGAGGGCCCGACCATCACTGGGTCGACCGTCGGCATGGAGAAGGTCTTCATCGGGGCGCTCGGGCGGACGATCGGCCTGCGGTTCGTCGGATCCGCACCGTGGACGCTGTCCGCCCTGCACCTAACCTACACCGATCTCAACGGGTGACCCATGCCGACCGCCTACCCCAACCCCTACACGCGCCTGTTCAACTTCCAGCGTGACGCCAACGACGGGCTGGAGTCTCCGGCTCCGGGCAAGGTGGACTCGGAGCTGAACGGCATCCAGGCCACGCTGGAGCAGACCCGCCAGCGCATCGTCGCAGTGACCTCAGTCGATGGCCGTCTGCGGAACGTTCCGGCAGCTCTGGCCGCAGCGCTGGTCGGGACCTGGGCCGGGACGAGCACCGGGGTGGTCACGTTCACCACGACGATTCCCTGGCAGGCCGCGTTCTCGGTGAACTCGGTTCTCATCATGGCGGCGAACGTGCCCTACCGCCCGGCGCAGATCACCAGCGTGCAGGACGATGGCGGATTCCTAGCCGTGACCCTGGCGGTCGCCCCGACCGCGAGCACCGCCCTGACTGTCTGGGCCTTCGAGCCCGGCGCAGGAATCCTGACGCTCCTCGGCTCGACCGCGAACGCAGAAGGCGCGGCGCTGATCGGCGTCGAGGACGCTGGTGATCTGCTCGCCGCGGATGATGTCGAGGAGGCCCTGGCCGAGATCGCCACCAATCTCGCGGCGCTCACCGCGGCGATCGGTGCGACCGCTGAGCTGTTCAAGCGCGACGGGGCAGTCGCTGCGACTGGCGACTTCGACATGGGCGGGAACAAGATCACAGGCGCGGCGGACGCCGTCGACCCCGGGGATCTTGTCACCCTGCGGCAGCTAGCCGAGTACGTCGCGATCTGGAACGACCTGTCGCAGTTCTTCTACAAGCGGGACGGCAGCGGGGCGCTGACTGGTGCCCTCGACTATGGCAACCAGAAGGGCACCAACCTGGCCGACGCGGACCTGACGGTCCCGACCGATGCGGTGAACGTCCGCACGATGCAGCAAGCCATCGCATACAGCGGGGGTGTTCCGGTCGGCACGATCGTCGACTACGTCGGCGTCACCCCGCCCGACAACTGGCTGCTCTGTGACGGCGCCTCGTTCGCCAAGGCCACGTATCCGGTCCTGGCCGAGGTGCTGGGGTTGGCCTTCCAGGTCGACGCGCTCAACTCACGCACCCCTGACTGCCGTGGCCGTGTGACGGTCGGCACCGGGACCGAGAGCAAGACCCCGGGTGTGGCGGACCCGAAGTCCGTCGCCGAGGGCGACCCGTACAACTCGACCGCCCGCACCTTGGGCGACATCGGTGGTGAGGAGAAGCACATTCTCACGGTCGCCGAGCTGGCCACCCACAACCACTACGACCCGCAGGGCGGAACTCGGTACTCGCAGACTGCGGGCTCCGGGGACGGCGGCCAGGGCGATTCCGGTGGATTCGCTGAGCACACGTTCGAGCCCGCGGGCAGCGATGCCGCCCACAACACCATGCCGCCGTTCTTCGTGGCCACCAAGATCATCAAGGCAGCCTAACCATGGCCTACGACTACGAATCGTACCGGACCAACCCGGCGCTCGCGGCGAACCCCTACGCGCTGCGCGGATCGCCTGGCTCGTTCAACGCCCCGAGTTCATCGCTCTGGGGCAACATGCGGGCCCGTTCGCAGGAAGGGCAGAACACCACGCTCCCAGCCATGGCGGGCGGCGGATTCGGCGTCCTCGGGGCCGGGGCCGCCTCGGCGATTCCGGGGGCCTCCCGCATGGCCTCCGCGTTCCCATCAGCGCTGATGGCTGCGATGAACCCCGCCACGTTCGCTGCAAACGCGCTGCTCGGCTCTGGGTCAAGTGGCGGGAACCTCGCGGACTTCGCCACCTTCGGGGCCAGCACGGCGCGCAAGGCGCAGGACACGGCCCGCCTCCGCCAGCGGCTCGCCGTCGCGGACTGGCGTGGCTCGGAGAACGAGCGGCTGAGCGGTGAGCTGGCCAAGTCGGGCCTCGACGTGCGGGCGGACCTGGGCGGCGAGCTGCGGCAGGCGATCGGGGCTGGTGGCGAAATGGGGGACATGAACGCCGTCCGGGACGCCATGACCGCGTTCCAGCAGCGCTACCAGCAGTACATGCTGGGCCGCCAGCGCGCGAGCCAGGTCCGCGACGTCGACGCGGCGCAGTCGGATCCGGGGCTGGCTCTGGGCCGCACCCGTGACCTCAATGCTGAGCGCCAGCGGTCGTTCTCAGACCTCGCCGAGTCGTACCAGACCGGCGCCCGCAACAACGCGTTCAACCAGGCCCGCCGCGGAACGCTTGGTGGATCGACGGACGTCGAGCAGCGCGGCGATCTCTCGCGCGCCCGCGACACCGCGGCAGCCTCGATCGAGGGCGGGCTCCGACAGAAGGCCCAGCAGTACCAGATGGGGGATGCCAAGCAGCGCGAGGCTCTGATGGGGCTGATCTACGCGGACGACCCATCGACCGCCGCGGCCTACTCGCGCGTGCTCGAAGGCCTGGGCCAGCAGTCGCAGTCGCTGAACGACGTCTATGGGGTGAACCGCCAGATGGCAGGGCTCGACTCCGCCACCTCGCAGAACTACTCGCAGGCCATCGGTGGCGCCTTGTCCGCGGGCTCCCGCCCGCTCGAATACTACCTGTCCAACCGCGGAACCGGAGCCTGACATGGTCCTCCCTCTCATCGGCGCTGGCCTCCTGGCGGGCGGAACCGCCGCCAATCTCTACGGGTCGTACCAGCGTGACCGGGCGACCCGTGGCGCCCTCAACGACTACCGCAGCGCGGTCCAGCAGAAGGCGGACCAGGACCGCCAGCAGATGGAGCAGGAGGCAGGGGCCTACCATCAGCTCGCCATGGACCGGCAGGGCGGCGTCGGCGGCTACATCGATGCGCTGTCCGCGGCCCAGAACCCGACCCCGGACGCAGGCTTCGGCGGCCAGCTGCAGGGCGCCCTCTCGGGCATCCGCGGCATGACCGCGGGGGCCGGCGGCTCGTACGGCTACAGCGGCGCCCCGCAGGCGTCCGCCCAGTCGATGCAGGGCCAGGAGACGTCATCGAAGAACCGGCGGCTGGCCGAGGCCATGCTGACTGAGGACCAGGACCGGCGCATCCAGATGGGCCAGGAGAGTGCCCGCCAGAACATGAGCATCGGCGACATCCTGCGCCAGGCCAAGACCACCTCGATCTCCCAGCGGTTCCAGCTCGCCAAGGCCCTGCGGGAACTCGACTGGCAGCGGCGCTCGCTCGCGCTGCAGAGCCAGCTCGACGACGCGTCCAAGAAAGGCCAGTGGATGAACGTCCTCGGCGGCCTGGGCACCCAGGCCGGCGGACTCATGATGATGGCTGGGCAGGGGGGCGCGGGCGGCGCTGCCGGGACTGAGAACATGAACATCGCGGGCACGCCCGATTACCCATCCGCCGGGGTGGGAGGAGCATTCTAATGGGACTCTCGTTCGATCCGTCCGCCGTCCTCGCTCCGGGCGGCATCGCTTCTGGCCTCGACAACCTCGGGGCCGCTGTGGTCCGCGCGATGAACTCGCGCGCCGAGCGCCGGTACGCACTCGAAGCCGAGAACCGCCAGCGCGGATACGCCCAGGCAGACATGGCTTCGCGCGGCGAGGCTTCTGCCGCAGACGCCATCCAGCGCCACCAGTTCGCCAAGGAACTCGCCAAGGCGGACCAGGATGCGGCGATGGCCCGCGTCCAGGAGCAGAACAAGGGCTCGCTCGCGCGCACCGGGGTCCAGAACCTCGGCGAGACGGCCCGTGCGGGCCTGAGTGCTGGGCAGCGGTTCGCCACGGGGCTGCTCAACAACGCAACGGACCTCGGACAGTCGTTCGTCAAGGCCGCTGGCCGACCCGCAGCTGGGTCGAGCGCGAACTCCGCGGAGGCTCTGGCGCTCCGCCGGGCCACGGCGGTAGAGAACGCGGTCAAGGCGCGCCTCGCCAGCGACCCGGACGTCATGGCCTACAAAGAGCAGCTCGCCAATCCACTCGTGTCAATGACGCCGGGCGGTAAGATCGAGATCGAGCGCCTCCGTAAGGTGGTGGACGAGAAGGCCAAGGCCGCTCGCACCGACGTCGAGTCCCGCTTTGGGGGCGGGGCCACGAAGCCCCTCGACGCTCCGGCACCCCCTCCGGCGGCCAGCGCCGTTGTCGACCCGGAGAAGGAAGCGGCATGGGCCCGCGCCAGTAAGAATGGCTGGACGCGCGAAGCGTTCGAGGCCAAATGGGCAACCCGAGGGAAGTAAGCCATGGCCGACGAGTTCGACGCCCCGCCAGCCGATGAGTTCGACGCGCCGCCCGCCGACGCGTTTGACGCTCCGCCGACCAAGCCCATCGTCACCTCTGGCCCGTCGCACGAGGTGATCCGCATGCAGGGGCTCCTGCGGCGCACCCCGCAGGACCTCGTGAAAGAGGCCCACTCTCGCGCCTACACGATCAAGAATGTGGTCGGTGGGCGCGAGATCCCGTCCTACGATCCGCGCGCGCAGTTCCCGTCGCAGGACGAGGTGAACGCCCAGCTCGCCCGACTCGAAGCTGAGCAGGCCCAGGCGCTGAACCCGTCTCTGTCTCAGCTCCGGTACGAGGACGTTGTCGATCTGCACCGCCAGAAGTACGGGCTCCAGCCCGAGGCTGGTGTCCCCCGCAGCGTGTTCGCGGCGGCGATGCAGCCGCTGGTGTCCGCGGGCGAGGCTCCGATCCGGGCCTTGAACACGATCGACAAGCTGGGTGGCGAGGTGTTCGGTGGTGGCCCCGCGTTCCCTGGCCCGCTCGGCGGGCTAGTCGAGCGCATGGACGCCGCCCAGCAGGTTATGTCCGCCCAGGGCCGGGATCTGACTGTCCTGCCCCATGCCACTCTGCCGTCCGAAGTCGCGCGGCTCGGGTCGACCATCGGGTCGAATCTCGTCCAGCCCGCCGCGGCCATCCGCGGCGTTGGCGCCGTCGCGCCCCAGGTGGGGAAGTGGGCAACCGCCCTCGGCGCTGGCGGATCCAGCTTTGCCAACGAGCTGGCGCAGGGCAATAGTGACCTCCCCGCCGTGGCCCGCGCCTTCGTGGAAGCCGGGACCACTCACGTCGGGCGCGCATTCGAGCCTCTGCTCAACGCCGCCCCGCGCGGCGCCGTCAGCACGCTGGCAGGCCTCGGGGCCGAAAGCCTCGAAGGCGGCGCCTCCACCCTCGGCAGCGAGCTGACTGACGCGGCCTTCGACCCCGCCTACGCGGACCAGGGCCGGATCGAAGGCATCGGGGGGCGCGTGCTCGAAGGCGGGCTCATGGAGGGCGCGGGCTTCGGGATGCACGCCGCGGGGGCCTTCATGGGCCGTCGCGGTCGTCAGTTCGCCGACGCCTTCCAGCGGGACCTGGAGGCTCGCCGCCATCCGACGCCGACCATGGCCGAGTCCGCCGTACAGGCCCTTACGGACCCTACTGCGCCGCTCCCGGCCCTGCCGCCCGACACTGCCACCGGGACCATGACCCGGGACATCCGGGGCCGCCCGCGCATGGGCGCCCCGCTGCCGCCCGTGTTCGCCCCCGCACTCGCCGACATCCAGGCCGCCGCTGCCCCGCCAGATGCCCTTCCGGGCGTCGTGGACACCGGAGTGGCCACCATGGGCCCGTCTGGGGCCGAGGAGGGCGCCGCCCTGCCGCCGGTCCCGC